TCTCGATGGAAATGAATATCCGGCTACGATTGTTGCTGGAGACGCTAAAAATGATATCTGTATGTTAAAAGTAAAAGGATTACACAGGGTGGCAGTACCAGTTTCTATGGTTCCTCCATTTCCAGGTGATCGTCTTTATAATATTGCGGCGCCGCTTGGGATATTCGACAAACAAATGGTGCCGATATTAGAGGGACGCTATAACGGAGAATCGGATAATAATGCCATATATTCACTTCCTGCGGCGCCTGGATCTTCTGGTTCAATGGTATTAAATGAAAGATTTGAAGTGATTGGATTAATACATTCTTTGCATATTAGATTTCCAACAATATCATTAGGTCCGAATTATAAAGCAATTAAAGAATTTATTGTAAAAAATATAGTAAAATACAATTAGACTATTTATATAGAAAGGAGAAAGTGTAATATATGAAAATCACGGATAAAGCAATTACCAAAGTACAAGAAATGGCCGAGCAACAAGGGCTTAAAGGCTATGGTGTACGTATTATGGTCATCGGCGGTGGATGTTCGGGGTTCAGCTACGACATGGATTTGGAAAATACAACAAATCCCGGTGATGAATTATTCGAAAAGGGTGGGCTGACAGTTTATGTGGATCCCATGAGTGTTCAGTATTTACATGGTACGACTGTAGATTATATAGAATCGTTCAAATTCTCTGGTTTTCATTTCGAAAATCCGAATGCCACACGAACTTGCGGTTGCGGCTCATCATTTGCTGTATAGACAAACACAAAATAGCTTATTCTTTCCAAATTGTTGTGCCAATCTTTTTTCTTACTCTTTTCAGGCTCCGATGTATATTCAAAATATGTGCAATCTTTTCTGACCCATACCTTTTTTGTATATATTCTTCACTGGTTTGTTTTATAAAAATACAACATTTTTTAACATGTGCGTCAACATCTTCTCTGGTTGGAATGTAAGTACCTAAAATATTATCTATATGAAAGGCTTCATTGTTGTTTATAAAAAATGTAACTCTGATTCCTTTACTATTTGAGGGTAAATTCCTGGCCCTAATTGATATATTATTTGGCTCACAAACATAGTGATAATCATATCTCACTTCAAATTTCTTTAAAAAGATATTTTGAAAATATCTTCATTTTAGATGAATATTTTTTTCCGTACAAGCCGTATAGAGATGCGGCGACGCTACTTAAAAGAGAATTTCCATCTTGAGGCGTGAAACAAAAGCCAGTAATTTTAGTAACACCTCCTAAATTAGTTGTGTTTAGGCTAGGAATTGAAATAACAGTATGATTAAATAGTCTACCATAATAGCCATGGTCGCGACCAAAAGAAAACACTTTATTAGCTAAATTTTTGTGAGTCAATGCAATAAATGGATTTTCTTTAAAAAGATCAATAACGCTTTCTTTATTATGGGAACCACGTAAAATAATGTTAAATCTAATTGTGTGCATATATTGTGAATTTATCTTCATAGTGCTTGAATATATTTTTAAATAATAATACATTGTTTGTAAAACACGAGAAGCATCTTGCGCGTGATGAGTTCCGTATGTGCTATCATCATGTTTCCCAACTTCGGGAGATGCAATAAAACTTCCATTCTGGCTTATATCATTTGCTCTTCTAATACAAACAAAATCAGATTCAATAATATTATCTAAATTTGGTGATAAGCTTTTTAAGAGACTACAGATATTATGTGTATTACAACTCACAACTTGTACAAAATTTGGAGCAATTCTTAATAAAGCTTCATCATTAATTCCATATGCATATGGTAATCCAAAGTCTTTTTCGCTGCCTTGCGCGATAAATGCTCTCTTTTTATTTATAAATGTGGAATTTTTTTTATCAAGTAGTGGTAAATAATGTCTTTCTTTAGCAAGATTTCCGGCGGGGGTACAATCTATAATTACATCGCTAGCTTGAAGTGCTGCATCATATTCTAAAATCGGTTTATGTCCCAACTCTTTAAAAGCTTCGACCTTTTCTGAATCGACAACTAATTTGGCGCCTCGACTAATTAAGCTGTTTACTTTGGCAACTTCATCTATTAGAGGGGTGCGTTTGTGAAAATAAATATCAACATCTAATTCGTCTTTAAAATCTGAAAAGAGACCAATCAAAGGCTCTCCAATAGTGCCAGTCCCTACAATTAAAATATTTTTTTTCATAATGCATGCACAGCTTTCACATCACTTGCAGAAATAAATTTTATGTTTGTTTCTGTCGGCCGCGAACCGTTTTGTTGCTACTTTTTTGCCTTCTTCGATTATTTTTGCCTTTTTTAAGCTGTTCTTGTTCTTTTTTTATCTTTTTTTCAACAATGGGAGGGCCCCAGCACTTAACTCTAAAAACAGTCTGTCTATCTGCTGAGACTCCCATTTTGATTTTAACTTCCATGTGTTTTTCCAACAATTCTTTTCTAAGATTGTTTGCTTTTTCATAGGTTGAAACAGTAGCTACTGTTTGCCAATTTTTTGTTTTTAGAGTTTCTTGCACTATACTATGCCTTTTTTAGCTAGTACGACACCCAAGGCGGCGCCGACAGCAAGAGTAACCAAATAACCTAGTAATCCACTCATAATTTTCTCCTTTTATATTCAAATTAATGGAGGTGTTGGGAGTCGAACCCAAGTCCAAAAAACTTCAAAAATACCGTCATTCACAAGAATAGGTGCTTTACCGCCCAAACACCAGCCACCCATTACAAACGGGGAATCCATTTTACCAACTTAAGGTGTTGGCTACCAAAATTATATAGTAATTATATAATTAAAACGCCCAACCGATATTAAAACTACACAGTTACAGTTAAGCTAGGTTATTTGAACCCTTGAAAACTAACACATGATATCGTCTGTGCTACCGATCTAGCTTTTTTAATAAAGTGCTAGCAACTCCAAATTATGCAGCTAGGGCATAATTAAATTCAACGTTATCGTTGGCATTTATAAAGTTTAAGTATTTTTGCTGTGATACTTACACAGTCTTGCACACTATTTTTTCCGCATTTTGTCGAAACCATTTCACCCCCATATCAAAGAACCTAAATAAATATATATAATAATATATTATATGTCAAGTATTTTTAACCTCTTCTTCAAAAAAACTTTCAGTATTATATTTTTTTAATAATTTTCTAAAATCTTGAGGAACGAGACCTAGGAATCTAGCAGCTTCTCTTTTAGATCTACAAGAAGATAAAGCCATCTTTAACATAGCATCTTGTACAATTTCTCTTAAAGAATACCATATTGGAATTCCATAACATTTTCCGCCGAATGGTCTGGTAGCTAATTCTAATTTAAGTGCGATAATATCTTCTATAGAAAGATTATTTAGCATTAGTTCAAATTCTTCGCTAGATTTATTTTCTCTTCTTAATTTTTTAGATATGCTGTAATAAGCATTTTTTCCAAACAGTCTTCGTTTCTTTTTCCAAGTCATCTTAAAATAAATTCTGAAATATGATACAATATTTAAGTTAATTAAATTTCATATACTTCTTCTAGTGGTCCCGCACCTTCTTTTGGTGGGTAATCAGGACTTTTTGGTTCTGGTACCATATTACTAGTCATTTCACCTTCAAATTTATCAAAATATAATTTTAAATTGGTAAGGCCCCAATCTTTAAACGTTGCAGCGTCTTTGGGAACAATTAATCTTTCGTATGCACCAATAATTTGAGTTTGTATGTCATTCCATGTATTCTCAGCCTCTTCCGCACCTTGTTGCACTGATGGGTCGGCAGAATCTAATTTAACAAACTCTTTTTCTTCTTCTTCAACATCTGCTTTAGCTTGTTCAATATCTTCAGGTCTGGCTGGTAAGAATTTTGACTCATCCGGCGGGCTAATAATATCATCTTGTTCTGAAGTTACTTTAAAACCCTGTTCAGCTAATGCCATATATTGTTCATCGGGTGCTATTCTATTAGCATCAACTGGTGCTAGAGCATTTTTAAAATTAACCAATATATGATATCTAAAAGATTTTCTTTGTTTGTCGTCGGATGACAAATTGGTATAAGCATCTTCTAGTTGACTTATAACCTTTTTTAAAAGATTATCCAGCACATTAATTCCTGTGTTTTTATGTATCACTTTATTAGCAACTGCTGTCTTGCGTTTGACTTCATGAATTAAATAGCGAATAATACCACGTAATCTTTTCTCATCTAAAAATTGTTGTCTTTGCTCATCTAAAAATTGTTGTTTTTTTCTTTCTTGTACAACGTGTATACCTTTTCTAATAAGCTTTCTTAATTTGGCTTCTTCTAGATTCATGAATCAACTCCTAATGTTCTAAATAAATAGTCTTCAATCTCACGAATTAACCCCTCTTCTTCAACGTTGATTTTACCAGCACCCAATTCAGCGCTGCCTCCTGACATTGTAGCCATCTCTTCTAATTCTTCGTCTTCATCTAATGACTCTTCTTCTAATTCAGTACCAGGGTCTGTTATTCTATATAAATTTGGTGCCCAGCTGCCATACATTTGTGTTAGAGCGGCTTCATCAATTGTTTCTTCTATTTCTTCAAGAAGATGATTTAAAGAAATCTCTACTAATGCGCTGGGTTCACGAGGTTGAGGAGATGGTGCGACTTGTGGTATATTCTTAATATCTAATCGTGCTAAGCGATTTAGCATGCTTGTTGCAACTCTAGGGTTACATTTTGTGCAATCAAATGATTTCCACACTTCATTATCGGTTAGATCACTCAGGATCTTAACGGACTGGTTAAAAGAGGCCGGTTTTGCTTTTTGAAGTGGGGTAGCCTTTTGCGGCGGTAACGTTGTCCGCCACTTGTTGAAAACTCTCTGGTAATTACGGTACCAGGACGCACTTTCTTTTTTGGGGAGCTGCTGAATTTTCGTTCGGAACTCTTGGATTCCACATACCATCTGAATATCTTCTGGTAATAGCTGGCTTCTATTAAGAGAGGAAAACATTTGCTGAAGGGATGCATAGAACTCGAATACCCATTCATGATGTTTTGTTTTTTTATCCGCGCCCGAGCCCGTCCATCGTTTTAAAATTGGAAAACAATGTTTTATTCGATTAAATACAGCATTTGCTTCACTATAATCATCCCATTGTTCCTTGGGTCTGCGCCAGGTTGCGGTTTCTGCATATGCATTAAAAGCTCGATTAAGTGCAGCATCTTTTGCATGACCTAATTCGTGAGCTATCGTACTTTCCCACTCACCCTTTCCGGCGCGCTGGCCCGCAAATGTCGGATACCGGCCCGTACGTGGGTCTACCCAAAAAGTAAAAAACTTTTCAATTATAACTTTATTTTCTCTATCTAGGTATTGAGCAGGACCACCGTAGTCTGGATCTGTACCGGGGTAATCACCGATAAGAAGTTCAATTTTTGTATTTTTTATAAAATTTATAATATCTGATAATATTTTGGTGGCGCCCTCTTGTGATATAGGTTCGGGTACCATTTCCTGCGCAGCCTTAAGTATTTGTTCTTTTTTGGAGATTATATTTAAGTTTATAAATTTTTCTTTTAGTACTTCATATGATCTTTTATACTCACGACGAATTTCTTCGGCGCGACCGATCTGGGTCCTATGTCGCCCAACAACCCGCTTCTGCCAGTCCGGGCTGGTCAGGTCAAGCGTATCTCCGCGGACGGTGTACAAATCTTGTCGCGGATCGGGACTGGCCTCTTCTAAAACTTCTTTTATTAACCGGAGAAATATTCCCAGCGGATGCTGTGATTCCTCCATTCGTTTTAACTTATTTTTAATCATGTCATATGCTAGTGGATCATAAAAACCCATTATTTCTTCAAAAGTTTCTGGTTCGGCAGTTTTTAAAGCTTTTCTTATGGCTGTACCAGACATTTCTCCCAATCCTGGAATTTGTATGTCTACATGAGGTGCTACTGCAACATAAGCATGTTCTTCAACTCCCTTAAGATCTTCATCGCCCTCAAATGCTCTAAAATATTTTGGTGTTCCCCCTTTGGTGTAACCTCCGAGACTTTCCTTTGGAAATCTTGGTTTTTCACATTCGTCTGGATCTGCGTCCATATCTTTACAGCCAACAAAATAAACCACTACGGTTCCAGGCTCTAAATTGTTAGTAATACTTTCACAAAATTAGATGGATCAATCCCATGCCCCGAAGCTAATATTTTCTTCTCTTTAAAATTAAGTGGAGATATAGGTACACCATCCTTTTCAGTCATATCTACTTTATCAGATGTTGCTATATATACATTATCAAACCTAGGATCATCCAATAAAGTTTTATAAACTTCTGCATGGTGTCTCCCCATTGGTTGAAAACGGCCAGGATATATAGCTACCATTTTTTTATCGGAGGGCTCTTCAAAATCATCTTCTACTTCATATTCTAAATCTATAGGCTTTTCAACGGCTTCTGTAACCACTTCTTCTTCTCCGCTTATCTTTCTCTTTATTTCTCCGCCCGCTCCTTTTACAATAAAATCTCCTGTCACTTTTACAGGACGATCATCAAGACCTCTAATAACGATACCCTCATGACCCTCTAGGCCGCCTTTAGAGCTTCTTGAGGCGCGCTTAACATCCATACCCAACTCATGAGTCGCATGATTGAAAAGGGCGCCGTTTATGGCCATTTTAACGTCCTCTGGGTTTTCTAATAAAATCATGAGAGGAACACCCTTCAAAACAGCAAAATAAATCTCTTTACTTATTGCCCACGCTTCTTTACCATCACGTTTTCTTACTTTTGCTTCAAATGGATTAACAGCTTGATTAAGCCATTCTCCTAAAGGATGAGTTTCTCTTTCAGTTTCTGTCATTTGTATAGTAAATGGCGTATTCAAAGTTTCAGTAAAGTCGACATCTGCTGTTAATTCTGTTGATACGTCTCCAACTAAACTAATCTCATATTTCTCTGCGATTGGTTTAACTTTTTCTATAATAGATTCTAGGGCTGCTCTATCATAATCTGTTTCTATGCTTCCTGCTGTTACTGGTTTTCCTGTTTTTGGATCTGTTGGTCTTGGCAAGCCTGGCCTATCCATAGATTTTCCTGACGCTGCCCAAGATTTAGGTGCTTTCTTTTCATAAAATTGATTTATACTATGAAGAGCTAATATTTTTTCATCATATTCAATAACATTAGTTTTACCCTTTTTCATATATTCAGTATTGAAATATTTGGTAGGATCATCCCACATTCCTAAAGTTTTTAATTCTGGTGTTATTTGTGGGAGAGCCTCATTGAATATTGTTAAAAGCTCATCAATCGCGGCCGGCATTCCGTGGCCTTCTTCCCAAAATTTGTATGCATCTTTTATTGTCATACCTATAACAGATTCAGTGTGCGTGGTCCCACGATCCATTCTGAAATCTTTTCCAGTTGGAGTAGATTCATCATCGACAAGTTTAAAGCTTACATTAATGCCGTCAAATTTAACACTACCAGGAGTTGTAGAAAGATGTTTAACGATTGTTTCAAAATAATTTATTAAATCTTGACCTGTTTTGACATTTGGTATGTCAAAAGGGTGTTGCATGTGTCCTGCTGTGCCCACTACTTTGTCTCCCGTGTATATGAGTTCTTCAAAAGCCTATTTTTCGTCAATCGTACGCGCAAGTGCGGTTTGCGTCGACTTTTGTTCTCTTCGAGGAAGCCCGCTGGATAATCGAGGTCACTACCTGACATCTCTTTTGGCGGTGGCGCCGGAAGTGGTGGTATTTTTATACCCGCAGGCAAATTTGTTTTGTCTTCTAGTTCGCTTTTGCTTGGAATTCCTAGTTTTTTCTTTTTCACCCACCTTGCTCGATGTTCTTTGTCGAGGTCAATGGCGTGTTCCTCACCATATTTGTTAAGTAGCTCCATAACCATTTTAGAGCCCTTCATGGTATTTGTCATCATTTCTTTAGCTTCTTGTAATTGCGCAAATTCTTTCGCAACGTTTTCACATGCGCCTTCATCGATTATTTGATGAAGGTAAGCGATTCGGTCTTCAATAGTGCCCCGGGCCATATTGAATTTTACCCGGGCATCTTCAGTCATTAAGGCGGTGTCTATATAATCTAACACTGTATACACCTCTTTTTTATTCTTAAAGTCTAAAAGATAACCGCCATATTCTTCGCCTTGGCGGGTGAACTTTCCAATTTTGCCGCCTGGCCAAGCGCGTTGAATTGCTGTTATGAAATAATGTGTGGGATCTATATGTTTCAAAACTTGATCGTAAGGGCGAAATTTCCCCCAGGGTGTTTTCATTGCAAACTCACAACTAAAAGCTTCGATTAATCCTTCAGCGACCATCCATATTACCCCCGCCATTGTTTTGGCAAACGCCGGTGTCATCATGGCGAGGCCTCGGTTTATTTGGCCCGGGCCCCAAGCCACGAGCCTTCCAAATCCCTTTGCCAGGGACCTCCCGGCCCCGCGTGCGAGGGTTACACCACCACCGGCTGTCACAAGAGCAGCAGTCGAGATCACAGCTATGCCAGCTACTGTCGGCGCCGTAACGAAATTTCTTACATATACGTTTGAGGCGCGCCGAAACTGTTGTTTGGTTTGCCAACGCTCGGAATCTATTTCCCATGCGCCAAGTGGGTCCTTCGCCGCTTCCGTACGCCAATTCGCGAGGCCTATTTCCGTGGGTATTAGAGCGTACCCGCGGGTTTTGCTATAATCCGGCGGTCTAGGTTTGTTTAGGACTGCTCCGTTTGTGACTCGGGTACATGCGTCAGCGCGCATCTCTGGGATAATCACAGGATTTTTACGCCACTCTTCTGACTCAAGAGTTCTTGTAACTTGCGTTTTTCCGCTCTGATCGGACTTTGGATACAAGGTGGAGGGTTTCCGGCCGAGGTCTTTAGAAATCACATTAATGGCCCATCGCCCCCGTTTTTCGGACGACCACTGAACTAAATTAAGCCGTGCAAGCACTGCGTTATACTTTTTTTGAGCAGCGGTGGCGCCTTTTTGAGCGGTTTTTGATGCATGGCGATCACAAGGCTCACAACCAACCGATACTCCTTGGCCCACCGTAATAGACGGAGGTTGTCCTGGGTAGGCCACGTGCACTGGTAAAAACCTTTCACACTCTCCCCCTGGTACAAATTTATCTGGGTGGTCCTCCGGGCGCATCTGAGAACATGGATCGTGGCGACAGTCATCGTAGCGGGGATCCCCGCGGCGCTGTTTGTTACACTGTGGGAGGCCACGTTTGAGTATCTCACCAGGCGCCCTAAGCATCTGCAGGATGCGGGGATCCCCCCTACAGATAGCGACATCTATCGGGTGCGCACCGTGTGATTCAAGAACATTGCACTCAGTTGAAATGCCCTTCTTGCATGCTGCGGTCATTCTTTGTTTTTGTTGCTGGGTGTATCGCACTCCCTCATCCCATTTAACAACATCTGGTGGTGGCGGTTGAAGATTGATACCCCGCTTGGCCGCTTGGTCCCCGTATTGGTTAATAAAATCAATAACTTTTTCAATTGCTTCTCGTACCCAGGTGGCGCGCTCAACAGATAGTGCTTTTTTTAATTCGTTTAAAGCTGGTTTAGCATATAATTTACCAAGAGCCATGGCGGCGTAATAACGGACATGAGACTGATTATCCCTGAGCTTGGGTGTCAGTTTACCAATGGTCCACCATGCATATTTCTTTAAAGCCGGTGTGTTATCAATGTAGCCATCTAGTTGTGCCATCAGTGCTGCGGCATGGCGGGCGCTGATGGCACTGCGTCCGGGTTGTTCCATCATAGCGAAGAGCCTAGAAAGGCCCGATTCGAGGATCGCGGTCTGCACATCCTTCATCGTTCTTTTATGAGACGGTACCGGTGCGTACGGATGTCCGGAAGCTGTGCGCGCGCATGCAGAACCTTCCGGGCAATCAAGTATACTTGCAATTTCAGTTAAATATTGTAAAACATCAGAATTTTCTAATAAACACTGTTTTATTTCTTCTTTTAAAATCTGTTTTTCTGATGGACGCTTTTTATTCATGGTTTTTTATCCCACGTCTTCTAGTTCATCACCAGTCGATAGGTTGCCGGTAAACGGTTTTAGTGGAAGTGCGGTACCAGGCACTTCTTTATAGCCTGATACGTCTTTTTCTCCTGTAATTGCTCGAAGTTGAGCTTTTGTAAGTGGTTCCGTTTTTCTTTTGCGTCGTCGGCGTCTTCTAGCTGCAGCTTTGCTCCCGCGCCATTTTTTACAATACATATTCCCTCTACAATGGTGGAATAAACCATAGTCCGGACGACTAGGTTTGAAGAAATCTCCTTTTTGCTCATCCCATACCCATCCACGACTTTTTAGCCACCTTACAGACATTCCTAAAAATCGTTTTGGTTCGGCGCCGGGGGTTGGTTTTCGTACTCTACCTCCTC